GAGTAGTACCACCAATAACAGTACCGTCGATAGTACCGCCATCAATGTCAGGAGTGTTTACGTCAGGAGACGTGAGAGTCTTATTAGTCAGCGTCTGAGTGCCAGTAAGAGTGGCAACGGTAGAGTCAATAGCAAAGGTAACAGCATTACCTGAGCCAGACGTATCAATACCAGTGCCACCTGTGAAGGTCATGGTCTCAGTGTCTAGGTCAATACTAAGAGCACCACCAGAGTCAGCTTGGAAGTCTAGGTCTTGAGCTTGGAGTTCTGTGGTTACGGAGTCAACGTACGCTTTTACGGACTGCTGTGTAGGAACCAGAGTTGCACTGTCGGACGACATATCGTCTTCATCAACGAATGCAGTAACACCTATGGTTCCGTCAGAAATAGTTTCAAAGGTCAGGGTTCCGGTAAACGTAGGCCCTGCTGTGTCAGCTTTAGTTGCAATAGCTGTGGAGATTGCATCGAACTCAGTTTCAAATTCAGCGCCACGGATAATCTTTCCTGAGTCGCCTGTAGGTAACGAGTCCTTAGCTTCAAAGTCTGTAGTCTTGGTGTAATTCGACATCGGAAAGTCCTATTGCAGATAAGAAGGAGGAGAAAGGAAAAAGGGGCCATTGCTGACCCCTCTTGTCGTTCTTATGCAGAAGGTACTGCGAGAACGAAACCAGCTTCAGGACGGTATACCTGAACACCGTACAGCGTGTCAGCTGTGTACAGAGTCGAGAGGTATTCCTGCTTGTACTGAGTCTGTGAACGTACGGCCATTTGCTCTGCCATGACGATTGCGTCTTTGTGGAAGAGAAGAGCTGCACGTGTATCAACAGAAGATGCAGTGTTGTCAGCTGCAGCTTCGATAGTTGCACAGTTAGAAGACACGTAGATGTCTACACCGTACAGGTTACCGATGAGGCCACTGTTAACTGACTGACCACTTACGAAGTCAGAAGACACGTATCGGTCAATGCCCATGATGGCATTACGGGTTGCAGGTGGGATGATGAGGCAACGGTCTTCCATAGGAACGTCGTTGTCGTCCATCTTCTGAATCATGTCACGGAAGAACGCATCAGTAAAATCGTCGCCAGCAACAATAGTGTCGTCGGTGTACTGAGTAGTTGTACCGTTGTCGTTGAAGAAACAACCAGTGTGCTGGTAGTCAGTAGGAGCTACTGAACCAGAGTACACGATTGAACCACCGTTACCAAAGCCAGTACCTGCTGAGTGCAAGTCAGTGTCTACCTTAAGAGCAAGCTGGTAGCCAGCGTCTTCTGTGTAGAACTGACGGAGGCTGTTGAGAGCCTGTACTTCGACGATGTCTTCGATAAGACGTGAGTACTCGAAGTGACGGTCAACAGCAATCTGCAGTTCTGACTCAAGGTTTGCTTGGATTGTTACCGCAGTGGCTTCAGCCTTTGCAGAAGCAGATCCACGTGTTGGCTTAGGAATGTGAATTACGTCACCTTTCTTACCAGACATTTGGATACGCTTAACAAGAGGTGCAAGCTTGAGGTTCTTTTGGTATGCTGCAATTACTTCGTCACTCCAGATTTCTGGGATAAAAGTACCAGCAGCGGTTTTGTCAACTACAGCATTAGCTGTAAAATAAGTTCCAGAGGTTTCGCCAGCCATGATAAATCTCCTTGATAATTAGGCTACTTAACTCGACCCTCTGCGTATGCTTTGAATATCTCGTCTGACATAGACTGATATCGTTCAGGGTCGGTTCGCATGAGTTTAATTATGTCAGCCCGACGATAAGTCTTTTTACGAGATCGCTCTGCTGTTCCTCTAGCAGTACCGGTAGTTGCAGCTTTGAGAGATTGTTTACGTGCTGTTCGTTCTACACTGGCTGTCTGCTTAACCATTTGGTTACGCTCTTTCCAAAGACTAAACAACTCGTTAGCAGCGTCATAGTCATATTCCTGGTCTGCTGCTACAAACATCTGAGTCCTATATTTAGAAGCTTTAATCCACTCAGCAAATTTAGCGTTACCTAGTATCTCTTGCATGTCAGGATGTTCTGACTGTAGTTGTGCAAGTGCGGTTTGCTTCTTGTACTGCTCAGTGTACTGTTGTGCTTCTCTAATTTTAGGATGATTCTCAATAGCTTTACTAACGGCTGATTTAGGATCAGTAAAGAAATCAATGTCGTCATCATCGTCAACGGGCTGTTGAACAGGTGTTTGTTTCTTTTCTTCGAGTTGTGTATGGATGAAGTCGTCTACGACCTTACGTAACTCACCAACTTCGGAAGACTGACGACCAAGCATCTTTTCAGCTTCTTGGTGCATCTGTACAATTTCTTGCACTGATTTACCTTGGTACTTATCTGGTAAATCTTCTTCTTGAGGTTTGGCTTTCAGTTTAGGTTTTTCTTGAGTTGGCTCATCAAATGATGTAGCTTCAAGATCAGTTGTTGTAGAGTCGTCTTCAATACGCTCGTCTATAATTGTCGCTCTTGACATATTAAACTACTCCGCCTTTTATTATGGTTATGGAGATAAATGTAAAAGGGTTAGCCGTTAGGCGTCCTTCTTTTTATTGCGTCCGGCTTTTTCATGTTCCCTAACCCATTTCATGTGCTGACCTGGAAAGTCTCCAGAAGCACCGTCAAGGTGGAAAGATGGGGCAGACACTAATCGCTTAGCATTAGCGCCACAACCACACCTACTAGTTGTGACGTCAGGCTGTACGAATTCTTCAAAGACATGTCCGTTAGTGCAACGGAAGTCATAGACTTTAAACATCTAAAGGTTCTTCGTCTTCTGCTTCTGCTTGCTCTCTAGCAGCAGTAATAGTGTTTTGTAAATTTATAATAGTCGCAAAGGCAGCTACTTGTCCTTTACGATAATGTAAATCTTCTATGTCTTTTACTGTTTGAATATCAGCAAGCTGAGTAGCATTAGTAGAAAGTTCTTGTACGAGTTGTTTGAAACCTTCGTGGTTGAAGAGTTCGTTATAATTATTAAAATAAGTTTCAAGCTCGGGAGTCATAGTTTCCTCTAATGTTTAACTATAGTAATAGTATAGCATATTTTTATTGATTTGTCAAGCTTTTTTTAGACTTTCTTGCATTGCTTTTTGACGATCACAAGCATGGCAGTCACCACACACAATAAAACCATCAAGAGCATCTGTAGGATGTCTACAGGACCAGTACATCTCACGTAGCTCTTCAGGCATACTTAAGTAGATACCTTTGCTACGTTCTACAGAGTTGTACGTCATGTGTTCAAAAGGTGCTAACCAAATAGGCTTAACACGACGTGTAGTGCATAGTGCGTTTAACACACCTTGTGCTTCAGCACCTTCGTCCCTAAAGATGTTGTAGTCACCTGTATAAACAATGTTAAATGTTTTACCTAAACCAGAAGCAACCCTCATAGCTTGGAATAGTGCAAGCACCATGTCCTTACCACCTGGATACTTAGCTTTCCAAGAGTACACTGAGGAAGAAAACTCAAAGGGTCTTTGGTTCTTCCTCATGTAGTTGATCGTGTTTTCTATGGCTTTTGCTTCTGCTTTGACACGGCCTTCAGAGTTATCAATGTGTATAGAGTGTACGTGTATGTCTTGTTCTGTGTGTTCCAAAAGATTCCATAGTAATGAGACACTGTCCATACCACCTGAGTACATTACTATGGCTGTTTCTTTGTCGTTTCCTTTGAAGTAGTTTTTGTTTAAACATATATCTAAAGCTTGCTTTACTTTAGTTTCATAACTCACTTTTTTCTACGTCTCCCTGAAGCTGTAACTGCATGTTTTATTTTAGCAGGTCCGGTCTTTCGTCGTGCAGAAGAAGCCTTCTCAGCTTTGGTCATCTTAGCTGCAACAGCTTTAGGTCTACAAGAAGGGTAAGGACGTTTACTCTTGGTAGCTGACTTACGACCACAAGGCTTGCCCGTTTTAACGTCCACCCAGTCTTCTTTAAACCACTTCTTAAGGGCTGCACCCTCTTTACTTTTTCTTACGGCCACTTTTGTTACCCCAGTTTTTAGCACCTACCTTACGGCATTTAGCTACAGCACCAGAAGCGTACGCGGAAGGCCAAACCTTGTATCTAGACTTGACCTTACGCGCACAAGCGTCGTTTGCCTTTTTAGTTTTGGCTTTAGGCATAGCTGTTACTTCTTTTTCTTTCTGTTAGTCGCTGTTCGTTGACCACGTTTTGGTAAAGCAACTTTCTTTTTAGGCTTTGTTGTTTTCATTCCGTAACCAGGCATAGCTTTCTCCTTTGCTGTCTTAGACAGGTCTTCAAAATGGAAAAGTTTTACAGATGTTTTTCCGTGAGTTTTACCTGAGTGTAACGACCCATCAGGCATCTTG